AGGATCCCTGCCAGCACCCAATTAACAGCATCTAGACGAACTCCCTTGGGTTTATATTTGCTTTTCTTCCTCATTTCACTCTGTCCTTGTATGTGTTGTATCGCCATGCAGTGGCTTCTGCGTCTATGCGTTGCCAGATGTCTTCTTTCTCAACTTCTGACATAGAGTTCCACAAAGCCAATTCCATGTAGGTGCGTCCACAACCTTTGCAAACTTCGTCATACAGGGTTGTACAGATGGCTATGCAGGGGCTGTCTGGCCTCATGTGTTTCCCCTTGCTCAGTGTTCGCTAGAACGCGAACGGATGGCGGCTGCAAATGCTAAGTTTGATGGAATGTGGCCCATGTCTTTCCAAGGCAATTCGTCGCACACCTTTGCACACGCCTCACGCTCTGCCAGTATCGCTGCCTCCAGCCGCTTGATCGCTGCTTCGTGGTACTCAATGATGACCTTGTCGGCTTCGTGTTCTGCTTGCGCGGCCTCACGCTCATCAGCACGAACAAGGGCTTCAAAGGCTTTGAGGTCATCCAAATAAGTACAAGACAAGTAGCATTCCTCAAAATCCCGCAACATTTCAGCTTCGGCTTCGCTTATCCATGCCTCGCGGGCCATGTCTATCGTGTCTCTCATGTGTTCTCCTTGTAGTTGAGGCGCGGTCGTCTCCATATAAGCCAGCCAAGGTATACGCCATTGGCCCAAGCCAGCAGGCAAACGCCTGCGATCTGCAAGTCACTCATAACCTTCTCCTTGCTTTGCAATCGTCCTGCTCTGGCTGTGCCAACTCTTGGCAGTCTGTTGGGTTGTTCGTCCTCGGTGCGTACAGCAGCACCAGCACAGAAGCCACAGCCCAGATAACGATGGCAATGTAGGTGTAGAGATGGGTCTTCATGGCATCTCAGCATCTAAAAATTCTTGTTGCCTTTTATCGTCCATCTCGGCAAATGTTTCAAAGTGGTTTTCTTGGCAGCAGCCAAAACTGGTTTGAGCATTGCCGCAGTAGCAGCAGTAGGCTTGAGAGTCTTCCATAAACTCTTCGCGCAATTGTTCTCTTGTCATACGTTTCTCTGCTCAAAGCTGTAATCAGACATGGCGGCTTCCGCTTCCATCTCCAAAGCTGTCAGTTGTTCTTTGGATAAGATGCCTGTTACATCAGTGCAGTCGTAATAAACAGCGTCAAGACTGGTGTGGATGCTTTCACCGTCTTCGTCAAAATCATGCTCAATCTTCATGACAACAGTGATGATGCCGCCGTTCAAAGTTGTGTTGTACTCAAATTCAGTCATATTGATTCCTTGGTTAATGAGCCTTTATTTTGCTCTTGTAGATTAGCCTTGTGTATTAGGAGAAACCCTCATAAGCGTCCAATCAAGCAATTCTTTTTGCGTGATGCCGTAGTGCTTGACAAACCCTTTGCTTCCAAGACCGTGAAATCCAGTGTTGCCACGGTGGTGTTCAGCGCACAGCGGTATCAAGGTCATGTAGCCGCCTTTACCCCAACCGCCTTCTCTCAAATGGTGAAGTTCTACAGGGGCAGGATCATGGTCGCCATGCAAGTGATGACACAAAGCGCAACCAAGTTCGGCCACGGCTTGCTTGTGGGCTTTTTCATCCTTCGTCATGAAACTCGCCAATGCTTGTGGGCGACCACTCAACATCACGCATATCACCAAATGCATGGGCCAGCGTTATCAGCTCTGCCATCTCTGCCTTGGTCATCTTGCTGGTTGAAGTTCCAAGAACAACAAAGCCACCATCCATGCCGGGAATTGCCCGTTGCTTTTTCAAGCCAGCAGTCAGCAAATCCTTGTATTCTTCTTTGGTCAGCTTCTCGCCATGCCACAGCACTTGCTTTGACAGATCGGTCAGCACAGACCAAAGCAGGGCGTTTTGTTCGGTGCTTCGCTTTTGCTCTTCGATTGTCAGAACCAGCTTGTTACCAGCCAGCAAGAAAGGCTTGGCTTTTTGCCAAACGTCTTTCAGGACAGTGTGCGCCTGTTGCGCGTTGTAGAGCGTGACTTTCATTCCAGCTCCTCCCTCACACAAACATGGACGCTGGCAATCGTGTCGTACCGCTTTGTCACATGAAGGCTGACAACTTGAACGTCATCCTTGTAGACAATCCCGTTCATTGCATCAAGGTACGCTTTTGCCACGTTATCAAGGTCAGGCTTCTTTGGGCGCTCCAAACGGTTTAAACAGGATTCCTTGCGTTTTTTTGAGTAACTGGCGGGGATTGCATGGTTGATGTAGATATAGACCGCTACAGGCGTTTCTAGCGGTATTGCTGGGCACATTGCAGACAATGCTTGGCTGGCAATCAACGCTTCGTAGTCAGAAGTCTTTTTTGGCGTGTAGGTGCGGCCAGTCTTTGTAAACCTTGGGCGTTGTTTTCCAACAGGGTCGCCCTCCACGCTGAAGATTAATTGGAATGTCATTCAAGTTCACCACTTTGTAATTTCTTCATATACTCACGAATCCTCACAACAGCGCCCGTTCCGTAGGTCTTTTCGATCCACTCCATGCGAACAGGCGTTAACACCCTTTGGCCTGTTGATTCGTAAGTCCTGAACAAGACTCGCGCTTCACCAAGCTCAATCATGTATCTGTCACCCTCATTGGATATGGTTTTCCTGCTGTAAGCCATTCGTGATTACCCTAATATCCACAATTTCTCTTGTTTTTTGATTGCGTTGATTTGCGCCAAGTAAGCCAGCGTGAAGTGGACCTGCTTTTCTTTCCAACCAGTAATCTCAACAATCTCACGGCGGGTCAAGCCGCCATGCTCAAGCAATTTCTTCAGTGCGTGTGTTCTTGTCATTGGATAGTTACCCAAACAGTTTTTGGTCTACCGCAGCCACCACGGAACACTTGATCCTTTGGATGTGGGCAGTCTTCAGGAACCTTTACGGCGCAATAAACCTTTTGTAAAGCATTGCGCCTTCCTCTTGTCCATCGGTCAACATAAACGTCAGGCATACCCTTAATCGCGGTTTTGATGTTAGCAATATGGATTCCTAGGGCGTCGGATAGCTCTTGCCTTGTTAGCCCGTCCTCATGGCTTCTAAGGCAATCCCTGATTCTTTGCTGTCGTGTCGGCCTCATACTTTCCTCAGCACAGAGTTGATTTGCTGACGGATGTGGTCAGGCATTGGAGCAGCCCTTTGTCGATCAGCCTCAATCTTCAGCAGGACAGGATCAGGGCCAGTGTTCTTGGCGGGGACTGTTGATCGGGCAACGTCAGCAGCTTGTTGGGCAAAGGTTTGCTTTGGCTTGACCCAATCTGCACGAAACGATTGCCATCCACGAACAACACATTCAGTCAATGCCGCTTCCAATGTCCAGCCAACCTCGTCAGCTTGTTTTTGTATTCCAGCAATTACAGTTTGAGTAACCAAGGCTTTTTTTGCTTTGCGGATTTTTAAGAAATCTTGCCAAACAGAATCAGAAACGCCTTCAGGCGTAGCAACGACAGTTGCTTTCTCTCTCTTTGGTTCTTGGTTAATGGTTATTGGTTTATGGTTAGGTGGCGGTTCGTTAACGGCTTGTTCACGGTTCGTGCTGTTCTGCTTACGCTTCGTTTCACGTTCAACGGCGATTCGTTTGTTTGTGTCAGCTTTTTGATGGTACTCAAGAAGCTCTGCAAGTATGCGATCTTGCACATACTGACCATCTTCACCCAGCTTAAAAAACCGGCTGAGAACAAACTTAACAGCCTCAATCTCTTGCTCAGTGCTTGCCCAAGTCCAATCAATCGCTTGTTCAAGCGTTGGAAAAGACTCACGGTCGTAGCACGAATCAATCAGAAGCGTGTACGCTCCGTGTTGAAGCATTGTCAAACGGCCTGTTTTCTTGGCATAGTCGCCAAGATTTCTCTTGTAGTAGTGCATGATTTCCCGCTTTTTCAAGCCCCTTTGAAGAAACTGCGGCAGGGGAAGGGGTAACCCTTTTCGGTCGGGGAGCAAATCCCAACCTAGCCGTGTTTCACAATACTATATCACTTCTTTAGCGTTTTGCCTATCTCTGCTGCTGCACGGGTAATGGCTCTGCGGGCGGCGGCGTAGGGGTCGTTTTCGTACTTAATTGGTGCGTTTCCATGTCCTGCGCCAACACGAT